ACGGAGGTCGAACTTTCACCCATGAAGGGATCGAAGCGCGAGCGCCGCAGAAAGTCAGAGATCACCTGACGACGGAATTTGATCAGTTCGTTCGCAACATGATTGGAAGTAAGCATTGCCGCATTCCCCCTTGGGGAGCGGCGCTGTCAGTCTGTTTAGCGCCGCTTGGCTGTGGTTGCGGCCCGGAACAGTTCGATGTCGGAGGGTTCAATGACTTGGCTGTCCCCGCCGCCAGCGCCGATATTTCCGAGCGATGGCATCTTGGGGACCTGCGTCGTGACGGATTGATTGACGAAAGAGCCGTTGCCTTTGGCTTCGCCCTTCCAATGCTCCATTGCAGCCTTGCGAAACTCCGGGTCCTTCAACGCTTCCTCGCGCTCGCGCTTGCGGAAGGCATTGAGGTCGCCACCGATCTCATGCAGCGTTGCGCGCTCATGATACCAATGGGCGATCACGCCGTAGGGATCATGGCTTTGCATTGCGCGGTTGTAGGTGGCCCACGCCATCGGGTCGCCACGGCCCATGAAGTGCTCCAGCGCCTGCCGCGAATGCGTCACCAGTTCACTACCGAACCGCTGCTGGGCCAACTCCATCGAGTAGGCTTCGCGCTGCAGCTGGGCTTCCTGCTTCTGCTGTTCGAGCAGCGGCTCGACGATCGACTTGACGAAGGCTTGGGGGTCTTCGAACACGTCGGGCGTCTTCGCCGCCTGCGTTTGTGGAGCGGGTCGTGACAGCGCCGCGAGACGTGCCGCGAGATCGTCGCGCTCACGTTCCGCTCGACGCCGGGCCTCGCTTTCCTCGCGCAGGCGGCCTGCCGGGATCGGCGGGTCGTCTGGTTTGTCGGCGGGCTTGTCGATGGGTGGTGCTGGTGCCGGGGGCTTTTCAGCCTCGGCAGGCTCCAGCTTCGGGTTCTCGAACGCTTCAAGGGTGGGCGTCTCGGTTGCTTCGCGAAACAACGAGGCGTCGTCAGGCGCGTCTGCGCCTTGGGTAATATCCGTCATGTCGTGGGTCCTCCCGGTGATTTCGCTCACCAGTGCGGCGTGGCCGGGATGTCGCTCCCGGCGGCGTGTGCCGCGATGTCGTTCGCGGCGGACGTGGTCAGGGTTTACGCCCCTGACAGCGTTCGGTTGGCCTGCTGCTGCTTCGCCACTTCGCGGTCCTTTGTGCGGTGGAAGTGGTCGAGCACGCGGTCGGCATTGCGGTGCATGTGGTCGAGGATGCGGTCCTCGCCCTGATGGAAATCGGTGACCGAGCGATCGGCGTTGCGCTGCGCGTGTTCGGCGATCAGCTGCAGGGGCGACAGCAGCGCCTTGTGCTCGATGCCCGCCGAGGTCGCCCGCTTGTGCATGGCGGTGGCGTTCTTCTCGTTGATGTCGGCGAGTTGTTCGGCGATATCGAGCGGCGACTTCGGCACCTCGGGTCCATCCGGCATGCCTTCGGTGCGCGCCTTCGCGATGTTGAGCAGGCCGCCGGTCTGCGCCTTGCCCGCTTCCGCCGACAGCTTCTGGGTCTCGGCCTGCACCTTGCCGATCTGGGCTTGGGCACCCGCCATCTTCAGCTGCGTCTCCTGCTGCTGCTGCGGCGAGGGCGTGCTGATCATCTGCGTCAGCTTCTGCTTCTCGGAGATCGGAAGCGACGACGCCTCGATGATCGCGGCGGGCGGCACCGGCACGTTGTTCTGGGCCAGCGCCATCAGGAGATCGAACACGTCGCCCATGATGGTCTCGGTGGCGGGGCCTTCCTCGACCTTGATCTCGACGTCGATGTTGCCGAGCATGTTGACCAGCACCGGCTGGCCGTACTCGTTCAGCTGCACGCCGTTGATCTGCATGAACTGCGCGACCTGCTGATCGCCGGTCACGCGCAGCATGCGGTCGCTCGTCCAGTAGCGCTGCGCCGCGCACCACGCCATCTCGTAGCGCTGCAGCTTCCACGCCCGGAAATTCTTCAAGTAAGGCCCGAGTTCGGCCAAGCCCGCCTGCTGCAGCGCGTTGGCGGCTCTCCCCGAGACGTTCTGGCCGAACTGCTGGATCAGTTGCTGGTTCGGTCCGAAGCTGTCGATCTCGTCCTTGGCGTCCTTGTAGTAGGTGGTCTGCTGCAGGAATTCCTGATCCGGCGACAGAATTTCGAGATCGTCCTTGGTGCCGCGATAAACCAGCGTCCCATCTGCGCGAGCGGCTTCTCGGCGGGTGACTTCCACATCGTCAACCGTGCCTTCCCTGATCTTGATCTGCCGCGTGTTCATCAGATGGATGGCCTTGGAGCGGTGCTGGTTCATCGCATCCTGCGGGCCGCGCAATCTCCGGATAAAGCCGTAGTGGTCGCCGTCGATGTCGACGTTGTTGGCAAACGCGGAATATTTCGAGATCGACTGACCGCGTTGATTGAAAAACGGGCTCTCGCCCGACATGATCTCGATGTAGCCCGTGTGCAGGCACCAGCGCCAAGTGCCGCCGCGTTTGTACCAGTGATCGACCAGACGCACCCTTCGGCGGCTGTCCACCCACATCGCCTCGCGGTCGCTGTCGAACGCGGTCCAGTAGCCGCCGTCATTGTCGATGGCGGTGGAAACCTTCTCGGCGACCTCTTCGCCGAACTCGGTCAGTTCATCGATGTCGGCCCATTTGTAGACGCCGTGAAACCGCCCGTCGCCGAAATTGGTCCTTAAGCTGCGCGGATCATAGAAGAACGTCTTCGGATCGACATACTGGAAGCGCAGATCGGGATCGCCCTTGTCGCCCTGCGTCAGCATCAGTTCGTCAACGCCGAAACCGTGGATCAAACCGTCCTTGCAGCACTCGACCTCCAAGTCTTCGGCATTCGAGGCGTCGCAGATGTTGCGGATCACATGAGTGGCGACTTCGGCTCCCTGTTCGCCGTTCGGCACGTTCGGGAAACACTTCGGATCGGTGCGCAATCTTCGGATGGTGCCGTTGAGGCTGTCGATCTTTCTTCCTGTTCGATCAAAGGTGATCAAGGGCTGGCCGCGCTTCTTCAAGATCTTGATCTGCTCTGCGGTCCACTGGTCGACGTGGTAGTAGCGCCACGCATTGCGCTGCTCGTCGATCTCGCGGGCCTTTGAGGAAGCGTAATCCTCGAACTCACGACGTCGAACGGTCAGCTTCGGCACGTCCACATCAGGGTCTTGATACTCTGGCTCGCGGTTCTCTAAGCTCATCATAGCGTCATGGCATCCACGGTTCTGGGGGTGCGCTTGCGATAGCCGTCATTGGGCAATTTCATCGGGTTCGGGTTCTCCGCACGTCCTGACACCATGATGTCGAGCAACTGCCCGCAAAGGCCCATCGCATCGACTTGGTCGTCGTGTTTCGAGGCCGGAAAATTCAACACCTCTGCCAGCCACGCCGCCGCCCACGGCGCGTTCTTCGGATAGAACAGTTTGTCGAGCGCCATGCGGCCCTGAATGGAGCGCGCCCGCACCGCCTTGTCGCCGCGCGTCGGAAACGCGGTGCGGTTGACGTGCAGGCGGCGCTGCCGCATCCGCTTGTCGATGTAGGGGCCAACGCCGGACCTGATCTGCCCCAACTCCTCGGCCCAGTCGAGCGGGCGATATTTTTCAACGAGGTCGCAGAACGCCTCGACCCATTTTTCAGCCGAGGTCTGCTCGCGCCAGACGTCCAAGAGATAGAGGTTGTTGAGATGATCGACGCCGAACACGGTGTGCACGGTGTAGTCGCCACCGTCTTGGGTGACCGCGTAGTCCGAACCGCCATAGATGCGGAGGAATTTGTAGTTCGGCATGATGTCGATCGGCACCAGCCAGTCTTCCTTGAAGTAATCGCCCTCGTCGGGCGTCGGTTCCTGCTGGTAGAGCGCCGACCACACCCGTGTCGGCGTACTCTCGCGCAGGCTCAGCAACTGCTCGCCATAGCCGTAGTCGTCGTCGCTCCAGAGCGGTTCGCCGACGCCTCGTCCAAGCGCGTCGTCCTGCTTTGCAATGGCAGGAAGGCTCAAGACCTCCCAGTGCTGATGGTTGAGCGCCCGGCCTGCGAGATCGTCTTCGTGCCAGCGGGTCTGGATCAGTATCTGCCGCGCCTTCGGCACCAAGCGTGGCCGGAAGTCGTTCAGATACCAGTCCCACAGCCGATCCCGCACCAGCAGGCTCTCGGCATCCTGCCGCGAGCGGATGGGATCATCGATCAACCCGAACAAGGCTCTAAAACCGGCGATGCCGGTCATTGCGCCCGCCGCCATGTACTCGCCGCCGCTTTTCAGCGCCCAGCGCCCGGCTGATTGATTGTCCTCGACCGGCTCAAGGCCGAGCACCGAGCGGTTTTCGCTTATCAGATTGCGCACCCGCCTGCCCCAGCGTTCCGCCAACTCCGTGGTGTGGCTGGCGGCGAGAAACAGCGCGCTTGGTATCTGCGCCATCACGTAAGGCGGGAAGAGAATTGAGGCGTAGGTCGATTTCGCCGAGCCCGGCGGCATGAACACCGCGAGCCGCTCGATCTCGCCTCTGGCGACCGCTTCCAGTTTGGTAATC